AGTATTAAAAATTACTCCAAATCTGGCTATCAAAACAGATGGATATAATCCAGTAGAAGGAAAAAATTCATATGATGTTAAGTTTTTTATAGACTATGAAGAAAAGGTAATAGACCAAAATATGCCAAATCAACAAGCCAAGATTCTAAGTTATCGAGAAGTGCTTCAACAATTATTTGATAATCTACACGTCAATAAAAAATATGATTATTTGTTTACTGGAAATAATGACCAGATATTAGACTTTAGCATTTCATTAGACTCGCAACTTTTGAAGACATATTCTACGCCTGATGATTTCTGGGCATATGAACATTTTATAAAAGAAGGTGCAGAGGGTAAGCACATATCGGGCGCACACCGAGAGATAGTCGATAAGAATGCGGCAGAAGCAAAGAGACTAAAAGATATTGATACAGAATTACAAAAAGCCAAAGAAGATGCGACAACGATGCTGGCGAATCAAGAATACACTTACAAAAGTCAAATAATTAACGCATATTACAAGTTTTACGGTCATAAAGTAATGCACCAAAAGGGTAATGCCACTAACAACTTCACGGACACCTCTATGCCACCTAGTGAAATGGAAGATATATTTGCAGGCAAATCCTATATTGACCTTGAAACTCAATTTGAAAATGAAGAATTTATGAAAGAGTTCGATACTGGCTATATGGACGCCAGATTAAATCAATTGCACAGTGAGGTAGTAGAAGCCCAAAAGTTAGCGGCTAAATCAGGAGAAGAATATCAAGCCGCCCAAACACTCGCTGAAGAATCATATATGGATGCGGTGTCTAGTACCATAAGTTCAAAACACAACAAAGCGTCTAAAGGAATTCAATCAGCATTCGAGGGCGTCAAAAACGCAAATAAAAATCCAAAAAAACTAATACTGGCAGAAGAATTAGATAATGATTTCGTATCTAAAATATCTAACGATGATTATAGAACTATTCTTAAAGCACAAGCAAGTAACCCTATCACATTTCAACGTCTAATAAGAAAGATGGGTGCCGAAAATAGAAGTTATACACTTAAAGCAGCCGATGATATAGATTTGGAACTTGTTAAAGCAAAATACTACGAATCAAAACAACTTAAGCCAAGTATGATTCACGCCCAAATAACTATTAAGGGTGATCCTTATTGGTTAGAAGGATATATGCCGATTGGTGAAAAAACTTTGAAGAAAACATTTGGTAATGGTGGAGGAGACAAACAAGGATTAAATATACAAACAACAAAGAATGGTTGGAACGGCATGATATTAACATCAGGAGTAACTGATGGTGTTGACTTACACGACAATATACTTAAAAGAAATCTCATTACAAGTTTATATGCAGTGAGCAGTATGACAAGTTCATTTTCCAATGGAATATTTACTCAGACATTAATGATGGTAAAAAACACTACGGCAGAACATTTTACTTCGGACGCAGGAGTTGTTTCTGCAGGACAACTAACCGAAAGGACAGACACCAATGATGCTAACCTAGAAGTAGATATAGATGCGACTTACACAACAGGAAACTATGAAGGAGACTATGAAGGAGTAGTAGTCACTGGCGCAGATGGTGTTCATAGAGATGTACTTGGACGGGATTTGAACGGGTATTATTATGTAGGTGATGGAAAAATGGAATCAGTTGAAGTGATACAGGAAAGAATGTACAATAAAATTGAAGAAGAGGGACCAAATTATGTTGACCGTATTGTTGCCGCGTGGCAACGTGTGTTTGACGTGGAACTTAATGAAAAGATGGGGGGTGAAAATGAAAGAATGGAAAACCTACAGCAAGATATTGTAGACACATTAGCAGTAACTCCAGTAAACCCAGCACTAGGGCAACATGATGCAATTCTATTAGATAATTGGGCAAGATGGAATAATTCTCTTATTTACCTTGAGAACACAAGAAAATTACGTGATGCATGTGCCACCGGTCTTGCGCCAAGTAGTTGTGAGCAAGTAACAGCATCCGAAGCCACAATACTTGAAACACTCGGACTTACCATAGAGGACAAAGGAAAAGCATCTACTATAACAGCAATCAATGATTATTTTAATGATGTAATTGCCGATCCAGCCACTGATGCTAGTTTTGTTCTTTCAGCACAAGAAGTTGCAATGTATCAAATCGCTGGCGGAGGTGAATTAAACATTACAGGTCACAATTCAGATAACATACAAAAACTAGTAGTTGATGCGACTGGAGAAAGAACACCAACAGTTATATTAGAAGAAATTTCTAATGGAACACACGAACGTACTAGTAGTGAGCCGTTAGGTGCAACGGTTGATAACAGCATGTTAAATGGAAATACAGAACTAGTTAATAAAGAAGCAACAGAGGTATTAATAAACCTTCCAACTTATACATGGAATGAAAAAAAATATAGAGACCAAATCACTTATCCGAATTCAAATGGTGATTGGAAGGCCACACATTGGTTTGAAGAAACCGTTGATAATGTAGTTGCAAAAGAAAAAGTGTTTAATCCTGAAACAAGAAAACTTGAGATTGTAAAGACTGATGCAGACACATTAACAGTTTCAGAAGCAGGTGATGTAAAAGTTCTTGTTGATGAAATTAAAACCATTATAGAAAAAACACCAATTACAGTTGATGATGTTGTTAGAGAACAGCAATGGTATGAACGCACAACAAAAGCAATAGTTGAAAATATTGAAAAAGAAAAAATAGTAGTATCGGATGATGTAAGAAGAGCAATGAACTTCAGAGCCGCGGCACAAATTAGAAAAGCCGAAGAACTAGAGAGACTCACAGAAAAAGATTTTGTGACCGTTGAAACTTTAGCACAAGGAATCAACGATATAAATGCTAGTGTGAAAACAGGACACAGAGGGGATATTGGCAAAGCAATCAGTATTGGCAAGATACAAGGAGAATTAGTAACATCTGGTTTAAAACAAGATGCGATTCTTAATAAGACATATTACTTCGACCCTAGTCATCGAGTAGTGGATGCAATATCATTAGAAGAACTTGAATTTGAAGCCGCTGTTTTAGAACTTGGTCTACCAGCCGAAAAAATTACAGCAGTAGCAACTAAAGTAACAGGCAATGATACAACATATGTTCCAATACAAAATCCAGTTGCACAAATTGAGGTAGACAAAGCGCCAATCTTGGTAAAGACTGCTCTTAATACTATGGATATTATATTACCAGGAAGTTTAAAATCAAGATATTCCAAGAATTTTGCTGGTGAAGGAACTGGTTGGGAATATGCAATGGCTAATCCTAATAAAGTAACTCAATATAATGAGGCCAAAAAGATATACAAACTAATAACAAGTTATGATATTGGAGACAGGACAACCGTAACAGATGATATGGGAAATGTTATTGAAGTTAAAGATTTTAGTAACATTCCACCAATTACATATACTGATGCAAATGGTGTTTTCACAACGATTAGTAATCCTAGCACATTCTTTGGCATATATACAACTACATATAATGATATGAATCCATCATATTCGAGAGACTACGATGCTTTAAAAGAAAAGATTGCAGACTTATTCCCTGATATAAAATCAGGGCACCAAAGTCAATTAATAAATGGCAAACTTCCTACAAAAAAAGACGGAACGCTGATGATAACTATAACTGGCGATAAATTTTATATCGACCCAACCCCATAATAAGAGAACACATAATGTCAAGTTTAGTAAAAGCAATTAGAAGAGAACAAATTAAATCAGCATTTCCAATTAGTGATGCACTAAGTAGGGGTATATACAAAGCCATAACTGTTACTAGAAGTGATAAAACTGATGAGCATTTTATTGATCCACTGGGAGAAGGCAGAATTGCCGCTTATATTCCAGCATTGGGGCAAGATCCAGATAATCCAATGTACTTCAAACATGCTAGTACTGGTTCTATTCACAGTGCGCCAGTTGATTCTGGTATCACTGTTTTCGTTTTCTTTGCAGATGGTGGTAAATCAACCGAGGGATTCTGGTTTGCTCAAGCAGGACACATTGTCGATGTTGTTAGTGGAGGAGTGAGTGGTTCTCCAAAGGTTGATGGATCGGGTGCTGGTGAAGGTGCTTTTAGCGATTCTCCAATGCCAAAATCTTATTCCACCACAGACGATATTCAAAAAGATGAAAAAGAAGTAGCAAACGATCCAAGAAGCAAAAAAACTGCTACACAGGGCACACTTACTGATAGATTTAGAGGAACATCTACATCTTCTCCTCGCAGAGATGTCGGATATGACATACCTCAACATTCTAAAGTTATGGGATTTAAAACACCAAGTGGTTCTGCTGTATCTATAGACGATGGTAGTATCAATGATGACGGTACTATTCATCCTGAACAAATAAGAATAACAACTGCCTCGGGTGCTGCCGTTATCTTAGATGGCGGTAATGATTTTATTTACGCAGTAAACAGTAGTGGATCTGGATGGGTAGAGATTGGAGCAAATGGTGAGGTTATGGTATATGCTGAGGGCTCATTGAGTATGAGAACAGAAAAAGATTTCAATCTTCGAGCAGACAAGAATATTAATTTAGAAGCAGGTGAAAATATTCAGATGCATAGTTTTGGTAATACTAAAATTAATTCAGATAAAGAACTACATTTACGAAGTGTAGGCAATCAGTTTTTACAAAGCGAAGCAGGAATGAATATAAATGTTGGAGTTAACTGTGTAGTATCTACTGGTGGTAAGTTACATTTAAATGGTCCTCTTGCACCAGAGTCAGAACTTATTTTAGTTGATTCTATGCCAGACATGCAAGATTTAGAAAATACTGAAGTAAAAGATACTATCGTATCTGCTATGCCAACACATGAGCCATTTATTAGAACACAAGCCAAAGAATTGAAAGAAACGGCAAGTGATTTTGCAGTTTGGGCAGCCAGTGACGAAGGTCGCAGATTGGCAGTATTGTCAGAGGAACAACAGGCAGCCGTAAAGGCGGCATTCGAATCGAAGTAGGAATAAAAAATGATATACGATAAACGAAAAGGTTCATTATTAAATTATATACAATTGCCGTTGAATGTTATAACTTCGTCTGGCACTTATCTAGGAACGGGTTATGACCTAAATGATAATCCGAGATATATGCTTTCTAATGTAAGAGTAAATCTTGAAGATGTAAAGAATTTAACGTTTTCATCAATGAGCAAGAATGCTATTATATTAGACAATAAGCCAACACTTACTGTTAAAGATAATCTAGTTGGTTATAATTATAAGATATCAGATACTGAATTGAATTACGGATATATTACTGTTGCGTCTACACGTGTAGATATCACATTTGAGAAGATAACAAAAGGAATGGCAGATTTCATTTTAGAAAAACAATTACGAAACATTGGTAAGATACTAGAGAAGTTTATTAAAGTAAAAATATCACAGCCACACTATGATGCATTGTTGTATCATTTCTTTTATGAAGGTGTCACTACTATAGAAAATAGTTCAATCATTACACTTATAAATGCTAAAGACTGGTATACAATAACAGACGAAATTCAAAAAAATATAACGAAGAATGGCAAGGTAGACGAAAAACTGGCTCAACAGAGAACAAAAACTGCCAAGATATTCAGTTTCGTGCCTGGATTCTCTTAACGACTGTTTATAACTTTATCTGCTAAACCAAACGCAACCGTTTCTTCTGCTGACATAAAGTTGTCACGTTCCATTGCCGCGGTTAATTCGTCAAATTTCTTTCCAGCAGAATTATGATTCACATAGATTTGAGTCAATCTTTCTTTCATTTTCATCATCTCATCAACTTGAATCTTCATATCAGTTGCTTGCCCGCCCGCACCACCAGATGGTTGATGAATCATTGTGCGACTATTTGGTAATACATGTCTCTTACCTTCAGCACCTGCTTGTGCAAGTAGTGAACCCATACTACATGCTTGTCCCATCACGGTTGTAGCAACAGGCGAACTAATAAACTGCATAGTGTCATATATTGCCATACCAGACGTTACTGCACCACCAGGCGAATTGATATAAAAATGAATATCCTTGTCTGGATTCTCTGCTTCTAAAAATAACAATTGGGCACAGATTAAATCTGCCTGATAGTCATTGACTTCACTAGTCAAAAATATCACTCGTTCTTTTAATAGACGAGAAAAGATATCGTAACTGCGTTCTCCATTTGCTGATTGGTCAACGACCATTGGTACTAAGTTTGGCATAAGGTATTCCTTGTTATAATGAAATTCTACTATTATTTATATACTATGATAACATTATTGTTTCAGTTTGTCAATTAAAAACTACGAATATTAAGTAGAGATAAATACATTTAAGAAATAAACTACAGAGAAAATAAAGTTATGCCATTATTCACAGGTTTTAGTACCAAAAATAAAAATGCAATAAATCATCAGTTAAATGACAAAGATTTAGTGATTGAAGACCTTATGAATCATATCATGACCCGTAAAGGCGAACGAGTAATGTTGCCTACATATGGGTCAATTATACATGATATGTTGTTTGAGCCGCTAACTGAAGAAACAACTGAGTTGATTGAAGCAGATTTAACAGATATTATAAACGATGATCCGAGATGTAAATTTGTTAGTATTGAAATCACAGACTCGGACCACACACTAAACGCTATATTGAGACTTGAAATACTACCATCAAATGAGCCAGTAGAATTAAGTATTAATTTAGATAGAGAATAATAGAGAGAATAATATGAGCCAAGAACGTACAGACAATTTATTTGCAAGTGAAAGTTGGACAGCGGTATATACTGCATTCACCAACATTAGTCTTAAAGCATATGATTTTGACACAATTAGAGAAGCCTTACTAACATACACAGCCCAAACTTATCCTGATAAATTTAATGATTTTATCGCAAGTTCAGAGTTTGTTGCCATTTTAGATTTAGTTGCATATCTTGGACACAGTTTATCATATCGTTTAGATATGAATACACGAGAAAACTTTATGGATACTGCTGAACGTAGAGCAAGTATTCTACAAATGGCTAAAACTCTAGGTTATAATAAAACTAGACCTATTAATGCAAAAGGCTTTATGAAGATTACTAGTTTGTCAACTGACGAAAATGTCTATGACAATCTGGGTGTTTCTCTTGCAGGCAAGGCAGTCAACTGGAACGATAGTAATGATATAGATTGGTATGAGAACTTTATCAGTGTCTTAAATTCTGCTTTTTCAAGCACTACTAAAATTCAGAATCCTACGTCTACATTAACAGTTGTAGATGTTGAGCATTCTTTGTATGAAATAAATGAAACAGCGTCAACAAAAAATGTAAATTATTCGTTCTCTGCAAACGTTGATGGAAAAACTAGAAACTTTGAAGCGGTTCGTGTATCTCTAGACACAGTTAATGCAACAATACAAGAAGATGAACCAAAATTAGACAACAACTTTACAATTATTAACCGAAATGACAATTTAGGTTCTGCTAGTGATAGAACTGGATTCTTTGTTTACGCAGTTGCTGGTGCATTAGGATTTGAAGACTTCACATATAATACTCAAGTTTCAAATAGAATACAACGAGTAAATGCAATCAATGTATCAAACTCTGACGTGTGGATTCAGAAGATAGATTCAACAAGTGTTTACGCATCAAGTGTAACAAAAGTAGACAACGAAACAAGAGAGACAGCAATTTATAATAGTTTGCGAACTGGTTCTGGAGACATAGTAAGTGTAAATTCCACAGACAACAATACAATCGAACTACATTATCCAGATGGTGTGTTTGGTAATGCGGCATATGGAAACTACAGAGTGTGGCGTAGAACAGTCGATAATGATAATTTTTCTGTAAATGCTAACGATATCTCTAATAAAACAATAACAATTCCTTATACGGGTAGTGATAATAGAACATACAGATTATCATTGACAATCAGCAGTACAAAAGATTTCAGTGAAAACTTCTCAGGCGAAACATACGCAAGTGTGCGTAGAGTTGCACCAAGAAGTTATTACGCACAAGATAGAATGGTCAATGCACAAGATTATAATGTATATCCGTTAACTCTTGGAAATAATGTTGTTAATAAAGTTAAAGCAGTAAATACTTCTTTCGCTGGCAACTCTCGTTTCTATGAGACGGATGATGTTCTAGGACATCACTCTAACTTGAGTATAACAGGTTCAGATGGTAGTGTATTTGTTGAAGACGAACCAATAACGATATCATTAAGTTATAACAAAAGCAAAGGAAACAGTGATAATTTTATACGAAATGAAATATCAAATGCTATAAAACATCCAAGTCTTTTAAATAAATTTCTTCATGCGAATAAAACTAATACTACTGAAGTAGTTCTTTCTCAAACAGGAATAACTTATACAGTCAGTACATTAGACGGAATGAAAATATCAGCGGCATCGATGACCGAAACAGTATATGAGGGGGACACTCTTGAATTAGAGACCAATTCCGGAACTACTATTTGGGCAGATGTAAAAACAGTAAGTGGTACAGATTATACATTAAACAAGTTTATTCCAGAATCGGGATACTTAAAAACACTAGTAAGAGGATTTAGAACTAAATTCACAGATGCCGAAACACTAGCAATTAAAAATAAAGTTGATCCAGACGGACAAACGTTTACGTTATATCACACATATACTGTTCTTTCTGGCGCTACTTTACCAACTTGGAATTGGAGTTTAACAGGAGTAGCAACTGATGTTAGTGTTCTGTTTACTTATAATTCCGGAATCAGAGATAACGAAGCAGAATATACGGCTACATTTACTGGTAAAAAAATAGCATTCGAAAGCAGAGACCAGGTAAAATTCTTTTATGGTAATACTACTGATGTGATTGACAACGAAACGAATTTATCTCAACGAGACACCATATATCTTAATTATCTAT